TTGAGAGAGACTTGAATCATTCTCATAAGCATTTCACGGTCGATTTCGGCCTGAATTTCATACGACATAGCGTTTGTCAATTCAGTATCGATGTCGATACCATTCATGTTTTTGAGATCTTGTTCAAGCTCAACCGACCAACGTGCGCCTAAGCGACGTGTGCCAGCTTCAACTGCTGTCTTCTCGAAAGAAACTTCCATAGTAGGGATATTACCCGTTACTTCGAAGTTCTTAAGAAGAGCTGCAACACCATCATCAGCTTCGTTAAAAGCGAATTGAGCGTTACCGGATAAGAATCCTGCAGATGTACCAGTGTAAGCTGTCTTAAGCTCTTGGTAACCAGCTTCAGTACCCTTTGCGTTCTCTAGAACACCGGACTGACCAGCAGGTTTATTACCTGCTGCTGATTTACCATCGATACCATCACCAAGGGTTTCCCCTGTGTAGCGATAACGAAGAGCGAAAGCAAGACCAACTGGACCTGCCATTGGTTGAACACCAACGATTTCATTTGTAATTAACTCGGGAAAAGTACGTCTAATCATTGGGATAAGAATCTTTGGTAGACGAAAGTCACCCTGTGCATAGTCGTCAGTACCTGGGGTACCAGCAACATTCTGACCATAACCGAACTTGTTACCTAAAGCACCACCGTTAGTGCCATCGGCACCTGCGGTATTACTATTAGCTGGGTTGTAGTTAGGTCCCGCTTCTTGGATACACCATGCTTCTTGATTTTCAAGTAGCATAGCAGTATTCAAACGAGTGTGACTATCTTCAATCGCAGCAACACTCTTCGAAGTGTAGTCCAGAACTGGAGCCCACTTTTCAAGTAGTTGCGACGCACGATTCTCATCGATATAAGCCTGTGAAGGTCTAATTGTATTCATAATTGTATTTTTTCCTTTATATTCGACCCCAAGGTTTAAAAAAACCAGGAAACTCAGGAATACCTAAACAATATAGGAAATTCTAGTACTTAGATAGTTCGTCCATATATGGGCTACTTACGCTTTCACTAACAATCTCTTGTTTAGTGTCCTCGTAAATGACTCTATCGACATCATCTCTTGTACTTAAAGCTTCTTCTTTCAAAGACTCGAGCCTATTGCTTTCCTTCTTCTTAAAGAGCTTTAATGTATAATCAAAGTTTTCAGCAATGAACTCAGCGTCCTTACCTTCCATAACTCTACTTACATATTTCTTTGCTCTTTTATCAAGATCAGCAGTTTTATGTTCAAGAACTAACCCAGCTTTCACTGTATTTAATTCTTCTTTCAAAACTGCATTTTCTTCTGCAATAGACTCAAGCTTCTCAGAAGCTTCATTAATTTGATTGTGACCGTCCATTACGGCCTCTTTAATGCTTTCTTTTTCTAAAGCACTATCAACTGCTAGATGGCTTCTTAAGCCTTCTAAAATTTTCTTAGCTTTGGTGTTCTTTACTGCTTCTTGAACACTTTCAGCTGGAATTTTTTCTTCTAAATATACGTCCAAGTAATCAGAAATGCTTTCGATTAGTTGTCCTTGAAAGCCTTCTGCTTCACCATCTAAAGCACTTTCGTATTTTTCAATAACCATCTTTAACTTATTAGCTCTATCGCTATCAATAGCTTCAACTACTTTATTAAGTTTAGATGAATGATCTGTATCAATCTTTTTAACTAACTCGGTTAGCTTTTCAGTGTATAATTCATCTTGTTCGTTAAGAGCTTGTTCGACATGAATTTCAACCTTGTCGTTGATCTTCTGTTCAAAGACGTTTTCGATTTCTGATAACACTTCTTCATTAAGTGCACCGTTAGTTGCTTCTGATAAAATTTGTTTAATGTCCATAATTAGAATATATTTATATTATTATTTAATATCTTTTGTTCCATTTTCTTGTTAATAACGTTAGATAAATCAGTACTCGCTTTTTTATATTCACGATTCATGATATTACCAATGAATTTTTTTAAATTTGTTTTTACTTCTTTCATATTATTAAAGGCCTCTTAAGAATTTGATGATATTATCTTTTAAAAATTGATCTTTATTTTTTAAAGGCATAGTAGAAATATTTCTTTCAAACGTATCATAAGATTCTTCGAACTGTCCATATTTATTTACTACGTACTGCTTACTTTCCAAGATACCATTTACAAAAGCTTTTGGAAAAGATGGATCTGCAACACAGTCAATAGCTACTAATTTAAAATCTTTAACTCTATTAACACCCTCTTGACCTGATTCTGGTATAAGTTGACCTAAAGCTCTAGAACTCATACCAACTCTTACTCCGTCATTAATAAGGCTTCTTACAATTAAACCAGTCGGTGTCGATAATACTTTACTCTTACCGTAAAATACATTACCATCTTGTGATAACTCAGTAACTAAATGACAAGCTCTTTCAAGATCAACATCAGCAGTAGTTGGGTGATTTAACTCTCCCATTGCTCTTCCGGAATTAACCATGTCTTGCTGATAACGACCAATTTCTTTTTCCATTTCATGTAGTGGGTAAATACGTTTATTACGATTTACACCTTCTGCCATCATATATGGACCTTTAATAAAGAAGTTCTGCTTGCCTTTTGAATTACCTTCCTCTACGATATATTCAAATTCCTCTTTAGGGGCTGGGGTTTCTACTATAAGATTTAAACTCATGTATAATTATTTATACAACTTTAAATGGTTTTAAAGAAAAACTACAAGTTTTTACTATTTTATATTTAATTCCTTTTCTGTTAAAATTAAAAATGTATAACCTTTCTTTTGTGCCCATTCATTAGCTGCTTTCCATTTTGCTGTATTTGTTATATACATCTTTTGTTCATATAAAATAGTTTTTTGTTTTTTATTCTTTGTTTTAGTGGGTCGTTGAGTTTGCTTACTTGGTTTAATTTCAATTAAAAACTTATTCGTATTACCATTCTTATCTTTAAAAACGATAAAATTATCTACAAAGTATCTATGAACTTTATTGTCCAATGGATTTAAATATGGAATTATAATATTTTCACTACCCCATGCTAATATATTTTCATTTAAATCAGCCCATCTAAAAAATTTTAATTCCCAACCGGAGCGGTAAACCGGTGAACCTTTACCAATATATTTTTTAAAATTGACTGGTTTGAAAACGCCTTGTCTGAACTTTTTATTTTTTTTCATTTAATGTTCTATAAATATAGTTATGACATTTGAAGAAAAAATCATTAGTAATAGTGAAATTAGACAAAAAAATTTAATGCGCCCTGCTAAAATAGCATCAGATAAACCCGATACAGGGGTTACTATTATCAAAAAAGGTGCTTACTATCTTATAAAAGATTCTGCTGATATTACATTAAAATATTTACCTTTAATGTGTTACGGTAGTTTTACATCACCGATAACATCATTAAAAGGTAAATTTACCCAATCTGAAATCATTGATTTTGTTGGAAGAGCTAAAGAAGAAAGCTATACTAATCAATTATTAAGTGTTATTTTAACTGATATTGGTTGTACACAACCTATAACACAACTTATAGACGATGATAAAACAGATGAATTAGATTTAACATTTACTGACGATGAGGATGTATATGGGGATTATGAAACAGAAGAAGATGTTTCAACATCTAAAACAACTACAACTACAGAAGTAATAGATATTGAAGATGCAAGTGTAGTTATCCAAAAGCTTATAGAAGTGTTTAATGCAAAATAATTAACCAACGAAGAATAAAGGTGGATCTGCATCTCCTTGACCTGGTGCGGAACCAGTCATTAACTGTTCTTCTAATTTTTCTTTCTCTGCTAATCCTTGAGTCATTAAGTCTGAAGAATTTAAACTACCACCACCAAATAGAGTTACATTACCGTATTTGCCTCTAATATTTGCTACTGCCATTTTAGTCAATGCTAATGAATATTGATAAACCCAAAGCTCTTTTAATATATCTCTAATAGGTCTTTCAACGTAGCATGATACAACACCATAAAATCTAACATTACTACTACTAGCATTAGGTTGAGGGTACATTCTTAGAAGTTGTGTTCTTTCGTCGAAACTATATGAACGTTTAGTTGCTAACATTTTCTCTCTAGTTTCGAGCCAATTTTTTAAAGTATACCAACTAATTAAATCAAAACCATAATTACCCATTGCATAACTAAAATATGTTTGTTGTGCTAATGTTTGTTCAATGGTAAACAATGTATTAATACCAGTAGATGAACCTTCTTCAAAATCAGTAACTGCCATTACTTTACGGTAATCCATTAAATCGTAATCAAAGCTATTAAGGAAATTCTCACCTTTACCGACAACAGTACCTTTTCTAGTAAAATTATTCTTAACTTGTGGTACAAATAATGCACTAACAGTAGGTACTTCACTGATGATCTCTGTATAAAAATCATTAGTAAATATATTATTTGCAGAAATACCATTCTCCAAGGCTGACGATAAACTAGAAATAGAACTGAATAATGAACCAGGTATAGATGAAGTTGAAGTATATAATGTTTCTGAATTATCTATTACTTTTGTAAAATCTGGATTACGTGTTTTTAAATCTTTTTGTTCTTTATACGTATCACTATTTTGAAGAGTAAACAAATCATCTAATTTTATACCGTAATCTTTTTTATATAAATTACTATCAAAAATAAGATACTCTTTTGTATAGCCAGCAAACTTACTAAAGTATTCTGTAGCTAAACTAATATTTTCATATAATTGATCTCTATGTATTTCAACATTTATAAAAGGGTAACCTAAAGTTCTTAGTATTCTATCACTAAGTCTATTAAAATTATCTACCTTTGAATTAAGATTTGTACTTTGAAAACCTGATATTGGAGCTATTTCACACTTTGACATACAATTATTTAATTAATTAGTTAACGGTTATATTAAATAATAATATGCCTTTCGTTAACAAAAATAAATCATACTCTTTTAATACGACTATCGGGACTGGGTTAACCCAGTTATCAGGTTATATAGCCAGTGAAGTATTAATTTCAAATAAAACAGGTCAAGATTTATACATTTATGATAATAATTATTTTTCAGATGATAACCGATTCATACTCGCAAATAGTGAAAGTATGGTCTTAAGAGGTATAACAAATACAAGTGAAGTAAGCGCTAAAACTAGTTCATCTTCAGGTAAAGTCTATTTTAGATCTGCTTATTTCAGCAATTTAAATCAGTTCTAATGTTACCAACAGTACCAGATATAAATAGACTGCCGTTTGTTAATAAAAGCATTAATGCTGCTGGTATAAGCATTTTAAGTCTTGCTCCTAACGCTTCAATGTGGGGAGTTAGAGATATGACTGGTGGTTCAAATCCTTTAGTTATGGATGTTGAAAGAGTACCACAACCTTCTGGACAAGCTACTACTAGAAGTTTTTATGCAAACGAAGTAGAGAATGGAACTTTATTATCTTGGGTTACTGAATCTAGTCCTACTGCTAATGGGTTTGTAACAAGACTTTACGACCAAAATAGTACAAGAGATTTTGATTACTATAAGGAGCCGAATTTAGTCGCACCAAAAATAGTTGTAAATGGTGCTTTATCTACAGATACCGAAGGTAAAGTAGCCATAAATGGAAATGGTGCATTATTAAGACTTGGTCCAACCAGTAGTACAAATAACGCAAACTTTTTCTCTAGTGATGGAACTTGGTCTTTATTCTTAGTAACAGATTTTCCAGATTATTCAGGAGCAACAAACAACAATGTACAAATAATTCATTATGAAACACCTGATAACGGAGGTGCTAATGGCCCTAGAAAGCCAGTTATAGCTTGTAATAAAAACTTTAATCAGCTTGCAGTTGGACAGCCTACACAAACAGTAGGAAGCGGTTCAGTAGGTAATATTTTCTTACCTACCTATCCAGGAGAACAGTTATTTTCTAACTTTGGTAATCCAGCATTAGCAACAAATAATAATGAAGCTTTCTTAGATGCAGCAGGTAGAGGAGATGTTGGTTATGGTACGACAAATTTATCTACAAGCGTTAATACTAACACTACAGCCTCAAGCAGCTTAAACCGGATATTTATGTCATCTGAAACAGGTGTAACAAGTTATATATCTGCTTTAGTTTATGCACCTTCTTATTTATATCCTATAAAGACTGATATAGAGAATGAATTAGTTAGACTCTATAATATAACTTTTGTAGATGAGTAATATTGATTAAACTTCAGGTACTGGTTCTTCAGAAGCTGGTTCTTCTGGTACTGGCTCATCAACATCAGCTGGCCCTCCACCGAACTCAGGTGGTGTTTCTGTACTAAAACCTCCTGCAGGTTCACTACCTAAATCAGCCGCGGCATCTGGAGCAGCAGTTTTTTCAAGATCATCTCTCCAGCTTGGACCACCAGCACCAATTTGCTGTATCTCCCATTGAAATTCAGCATCTTTACGTAAGAACTCTCTATTAGCTTTAATATCAACATCATTCCATCCTAGGTATCGTTTTTGAGCATATGTATTAGAAACAAATTCATTAGACGCTAATGAGTTAAAGTTTGTAGCTTTAAGTTCTAACTTTTGACTTTCTCTTAATTCATAAAAATTAGTAGGTACATTAAACTCTAAATGTAAATTTGGTGCTTTAAGATTGTATTCTGCAAATAGACCTTTTAACTTAAGGTGTGTAATAAAGCCATTTTTAAGACCTGATGCAAATTGCTGTTGCATTCTAATAATAAATTTAGCAAATTTTAACTCATCTCTTAAAATAGATTCACCATCGCTAAATTGACTATCAGGGTTTAATCTATTGGTTGGTACTTTTAATGCTTTGTATAGTTTATTAACAAAATACATTAAGTCAGCTAACTCACCTAAATTAGCTCCCCCGGCTAGCTGAGTAACTGATGTACCTTCTGAACCTTGTCTTTTAGCAAACCAGAACGAATCTAGCATTGATTGAGGGTTAAACTTTTGAACTTGACCGGATTGATTTGAATCAAAAGTCTTTTTACTCCAATATTCTTGAATTAATTTTCTTAAATATGCTTCTGCCTTAGGTGGTGCCATGTTACCTACATCAACATTAAACACTAAACGCTCTGGGGCACGAACAAGTCTATATATTACTATAGCATCTTCTACTAACGAAAGTTGTCTATACGCTCTTCTAGCATTTTCAATAAAAGGTAATCTAAAAGTTTTATCTTGATTCCAAATACCAGAGTTTACATATGATATTTGATTTTCATCCATTGGTATAAAATCAAACTTCTCAATTTTTTCAGGTTTATTAGGATCAAAAATAGGTTTTCTTAAAATATAACCTTTAATGATCATATTATTAATATTATCGTATATTGGGTCAATTAAATCACTAGGTAAAATAACCGCACCAAGTATACCATCTTCTGTATAACCTTTATGAATAATATGCTCAAAATAAAGCTCACCTTCAATTAAAATTTGTCTGAAATCTTCAAAACCTTTTTTCTCTAAGTCGAAAAAGTCGATATATTTTTCAAATTCTTCTTGTATTT